TTTCTCATTTCTGTAGATACCATCTTACGATTATAGTAATCTGCACCATTTCTTAATCTATCTGCATATCCAAAGTTGTCAGCATTTATAGATGATTGTACTGTATCTGCTTTACCTTTCATCATACCATCAGACATAATTGCTTGTCCAGCTTCCATTGCTCCCCTAATAAAAGTAGCCATAGCTTGACTTTGTTGTTGTATTCTATTAGCAGTAATTCCAAAAATAGTGTTACTATATTGAGTTCCTAATCCAAGTTCATCTCCAATAAAATTTTGATAAGCGTCCCTATTTTTAATTAAACTCTCTGTTGTCAGTTTATTAATAGATTGTTGCATTTCATCCTTTAATCTATTCTTCATATCATTTTGCAAAGAACTACCATCAATATCTACTCCAGCTCCAGCTTGTTGTTGCAATATCATATTGATGGCAGTTTTCCCTTGTTCAAATTGATTGTCCAAACTATTAATGGCACTAGCATACTCCATCATCATCTTACCGTAGTTACTAGCATAAGCTTTAATTGCTTGTTGGCGATTGAACTCAAACTGTCTATCTGCCATTCCCCTTTGTATTCCAGCAGCTTTTCTTGCATAACGATAATCCATAAACCCTTGCAACATAGACATACCACCATTGATTGCTCCCATTATTGCTTGTGGACTCAATTTTATTCACCCCTTTCTTGCATTGTTTCAAACATCTTTTTTAAAGACTTAGGAAGTCCTATACCCATTATAGCATAATTATCATAAATTGTCAAGCCTTCGTGTCCTATAAAAAAAGATATTAACATTGTTCTAGTATTCAAATTTTGTTCTGATATACCAAATATATCATCTAACATAACACCTAATACAATTATCCATAACATACCAACTTTTTGTAGTATACTATCAAATCTTTGTTTTTGTGTTATGTCTTTCTTTTTCTTAAATGATAAATATAGACTTGTGAAAAATTCTGTTATCATTACAATAAATAAAAATTCCAATAATTTATCTTGACCACCTAAAGCCGTTACGATAAAAGATAGCATACTTCCTATGATAAAATTGATTGTAGTAAAAATATTTTCAAAATCCATATTTATATCACCCCCAATTTATCTCTCATTTCTCCATAATATTCTATGGCTTCATCTGTTCTATCCCAAATCGCTCTATCTTTATATCCTTCATTTTTTAATTTTGGTTTCCAAAATAATTCTCCAAATCTTCTAACTCCCCAATACATACACTTAGCTTTTATTTTATTAACACCACACTCTATCATTAACTTATAGAATATTTTATCTGCCAATGTACGATTTATTCCAGTATCATTGTATTCACTATAAAGCCAATCGTGTATTACAGCAGCTGCATTATGTTTTCCAGAAGGAGATATAACAAACCATAAGGGTCTAGGACTAGACGCTAGGTTTGTCCTAAACCCCTTTGGTACTGTAATTGTAAATTTATCATTTATTGTATAACTGAAATCTTCTATTAACTCCCAATACTCATCACTAATTATCATAAGTTTTGGAGATAACATAATTATTCACCTTTTATTTCTTTGTCTTCTTTAAATTCTGGTTGTAACATAGTAACTAATTTATTTATTAATTCAATAGATATAAACCATCTATATGGTACTGGTACAAATGTTCTAGCATTATCTATAACATATTGTAATTTTTCTTTTCCTTTACCCTTTAAATCAAATAAATATTCTGCTTTTCTTATTAAAGTTAATACAGCTTCTCTACCTTTTGTTCTTAAAATATACACTACTAATCCAACTATAACTACTAATAAAACGATTGTACTAATAAATAATTGTTTGTCACCTAATACTTTGTTTACTAATTCCATTCTTCTTCCACCCCTTTCATAAATTCTCTTAATCCATCTTCATCAACTTCCATCAAAAACTTAACATATAACTTATTGAATTTCTCGAATATATCAACTTTTCTTTTACCCCACATACCCAATATATCTAAAATTTCTTTAATTGTGAATTGATGTACTTCGTCATTCTTTAATCTCCATTCAGTTATATCATTAAGTTGTGCCATACCTAATGCAACTTGCAATGCTCTTTCCTTAAAGTTGTCTATATCTACTGGTAACATTCTAAATATAAAGTTATCGTATTTCATATCTTTGTGCATTGCATTATTTCTTATTATAAATAATTGTTGCTCTAAGGATTTCTTCCATTCTATAAAATCAAATTCCCATTTTACTTCATTCCATTTCCAAAACATTGAATCTTTTTCTGGTCTTGGTATAAATTTAATTTCTTTACCATCTAAATATTCACCATCTTGTAATACATATTCTTTATAGACAAGTTTTTCATATTGAGTTTTTTCTCTAATACAATCTTTTTCTTCATCATATAACATACTAAAAGATGGATACTCATCTCCTACCCAATAGCAGACATTAAGTTGGTTTACTTCTTTATTCTCATCAACAACATCTAATAATTGCCATTCATTTAATTTTGCTTTTTCTTTATCAAATATATATTTATATTTACTCATTTATCACCTCAAATCTTCTAAGAAATACATACCATCATCAGATATAGTTAATGTTGGACTTTCAGATTTTTCATTACAAAAACTTTCGTTAAAAATAAAATTTTGTTCATATATTTCATTTCTTTTGGTACTTAAACTATTATATACGGACATTTGCAATGCTTTATATCTTTTTTTTATCTTATCGTTAGGTTTATATCCAAAATAAACAGAAATAGTTGTAAATTTAAAATTACTAATAGGAGATGTATAAAGTAATACAGAAGAATTTAAGTTCGTATCTCTATCAATTATTTCATAATCGTAAAACATATGTTCTTCACTCTTACTAGGCTTTATTTTTTTTACACTATCTAATATGTTCCAACGTGAATTATAATATTTCTGTGCTTTAATTTCTGGAAAAAATTTTATATTGTTGACATAATCTGATAAAACAATTTTTGTCAAACAAGGATTCAATATATTGTTGTTATCTGTATTGTTTAAATAAAAACAAGAATATAAAGTATTTGGTATCTGTTTACTATCATATAATTCATTAATGTCTTGTGTTGCTAATTGATAAAACTTAAATATAGAATTTTTCTTTATTAAAATTTTTGTATTTCTAAATACCTGTTCTTCCAATGTAAAATCTATTCTTATATTAAATGGAAGAATTTGATTTAATAAATATAATTGATTATTATTTTTTAAATAATGAAGATTATTAAATGAAATTGATTTCCTTTGTTCTGAAAAAATATAATAATTTTTATAAGTAATTTTCTCCATTTGTATACCATAAACTGGGTCTGACATCTTAACTGTATTAATATTGGTATCTTTTAATAATCCCCTTAATTCACTAAACTTAATTGCCATTTTTAATCACCTTAATTTCTTCTTTTAATTCCTTAATGGCTTCAATTAATAATCCAATCATATTTCCATAAGCAACAGTCTTATATCCATCTTCTCTATCTTGTACAACTTCTGGTAATACTTTTTCAACTTCTTGTGCAATAACTCCAGTGCTTCTTTTATTATTCATATCATAAGTATATCCACTTAATTGACAAACTTTATCCAAAGCATTTTCTATTTTCTCTATATTAGTTTTTAATCTAATATCACTAAATGCTGTTATATCTCCACTAGATATTATTTCTCCTTGTGCTATTACTCTATCTTTGGCATTTAATGTATTACAATATACGTTATGCCATATATCTTGTGATGGATGTTTGAAGTGAAAACCAGATTGAGTTTCTTTACCAAAATCTATGTTGAAATAATAATCTGGACTATCACCTAAAAATGTAGAACTATCATTAGTAAATCTTATTTTTAAATTAGAACTATTTGATTCATTTGATGAGCCTATATTAAATTTTGTTTTAAAACTATTAATTTCAGTTAATGAAACATTGCTGTCATTGATTATTTTATTTAATATATCTACCCCATTAGGTAAGTCTGCACTAGGTATAGTAAATTCTTTTCTAGTATTATTACTTAAATCTATAATTAATTTTTTATTTTGTTGGGTAATATTTGTTATTCCTACCCCTTGTTGACCTATTAAGGTAGGAATACCTACCCAATTTCCATCAGTATCTTTTACATTTAATATATAATTCTTAGCCATTATTGAATCAACCCCCTAATTAAGTTTTGTAAATTTTCTGGATAATCATCATCAGTATAATATATAATGTTAGAACATCTTAAATCTACATATCCATTATCTGCATATTCTGTACCCATTATATTAAATCTAATCATATTAGAGTCAGAGTTAGGTGCAACAAATATACTTCCTAATAATATTCCCGAATCGTGAAATAAAGGAGTATATATAGGATAAACACTTCTAAGTCCATAAGGAATAACAAATTGAGTAAGATTATCCTTATTTGTTAATCTTAATTGTAAAGCGGAATTTCCATTATATGTATACTTTCTAGCACTAGAACCATTAACTTCTGCTTTTGGTTTTAATCTAAATAAATCCCATTGAAGTCCACCAAAGTTTAGTATAACCAAATTATCTATTCTTCTAATTCTTATTTTACCGTCTAATACTTTTGAAGTAAATTCTATTGTTCCAGTATCTCCTTTGATTACTTTCCAATCTGTATTATTATTTCCTGTTTTTAACCATNCTAATTCTTATTTTACCGTCTAATATTTTTGAAGTAAATTCTATTGTTCCAGTATCACCTTTAATTACTTTCCAATCAGTATTATTATTTCCCGTTTTTAACCACAAGTAAGCCCCATTTGTTTTAGCTTTATCTAAGTATAAAGTATTTATTTCTGCTTGAACAACTCCTTTAGGACTTCCTGTTCCTTTTATAAGTTTATTATTATCACTAGAACCTTGTGAGCCTTGTTGTAATAGAGTTCCAATATCTACACCATTTTCTGTAGGTTTAATCCAAACATCATACTCTGCTTTATTAGGTTCTGTTTCAGACACAATTACACCATTATGCCCTTTTTCTCCCCTTAAACCTTGTACACCTTGTTCTCCTTTTAACTCTCTATAAGTATACGACGTTTCATTATCTCTTTTAATTCCTAATTGAGTTCCATTCCAATTAAAATCTAAACTAATACCACTTCTATCACCTATAGCTTTTAGCTTTTCATTTACTATTGTATTAGCTTGAGTATTAAAACTACTTACAGCTTCTTGTACTTTTGCTTCTGATTGACTTTGTATTTCATTCAATACATTTTGTTTAGCTGTAGCAACAGCTTGACTAATATTAGTGGTCGCTATATCTGTTACTTTTTGAGTAATTAATCCATCTTTTGTTGCTATATAATTATCAACCTTATTTTCAATTGATGTATTTAACCCAGTTTGTTTTGTTGTCACATAACTATCTAATTCGGTTTTTAATTGACTTAAATATATTGGACTCTTAGATGTAAATATACCATCAACTTTAACTTCAACAATTTTAGCGATTGGTTCTTCCATACTATTTAATGTAGCAACTTTCTTTACTTCAATAGCATTTTTTGAATCATCTGTTTTACTATCTATTTCCCTAAACTTTACATTCGTATAATCATTTATTCTATTTTGATTTTCATTATATAAAACATCATTTAATGAAACTCTATATCTATCCATTTCTTCTTTTTTAGAAGATGTATATGTGTCAAGTTCAGATTTTAAACTTGTCAACTTATTTAATAATTCATTTAATTTTTCATCCTTATATAATTCAATTGCTTCCTTTTGTGAATTCACATAAGTGTTTAATATACCCTTTTGCTCATTTGTTTTTTGCTCCAATTCAACTTTATACATATTAGCATATTGGTCTATTAGTTTTCTTAATTCTGCATTAAGGTCAACAATTGATATTGCTTCATAATGGTCTCCCTTGCATATCCAAACTTCGTCTGTTTTTAGTTTAGGAAGTATTAAGTGCATTTCCATACTATCTCCAACTATTGCTTGTCTTTTTGTATACTCCCATAATTCGCTAACAGTGTTAACTAAAACATTATATCTATCTACCAAAACTTTTATATCTGGATTAAATTCACTTAGGTATGTCATACTTTTATTGTCATACCATAAACCTACTTGAATTTTAGAATACTTGAATACAGAGTTATCTACTACCTTAAAAACATAATTACCATTAACTTTGATTAATTGATACCAAGCTTTTGGTAATTCTTTATAATTTCCAGTAACACTATCCAATCCATAAAATTCTAAGTTGTTTCCAACTATTCCATTTAATTCATAGTTTGTAGTAGATGAATTAATGGCTATCTCTTTTATAAGATATGAGATATTTCTTAACTTTGCCATTTATCTTATCACCCCTATAATTCAAAAATAGGGGATAGAATTAACTACCCCCTATCCTTATTAATTAAAATCTATTAAGCTTTATATCTAAATTCTATAATGCTTTCTGGTTCAATTACAGCAACCCCTAAACTTCTCTTTACTCTACAAGCAACAGAGTCAGTTGCTAAATCTTCCCAAGATTTTGCTTCTAAGTCATTTTCCCAAGAAGCCACACCAAAAGTTTGAGTAGGTATTAAATAAATAGTATTTATTCCACCAGTTCCATTTGGTTTTGCGTATTCAGATACTTTAACAACTTCACAAGCTAAGAAAGTTTTTAAGCTTGATGTTCCTTCTTTTAATCCACCTAAGTAGTTATTAGAAGCTATTTTTTCAACTGTAAATAATTTAGAGAATTCTTTAGCAGTTAATACTAAAGCAACTCCATTACTTCCAGTTGAAGCAGTCATATCTTTAACGTTTGTAGCTGCATATACAGCTGCTTGTATTAAAGCGTCTATATTTGCAACATCAGTTAAAACTTTAGTTGCGTCTCCCATTGGTGTTAATTTACCAGCAGCTGCAGTACCACCAGATGTCTTTGCAGCAATAGCTGCTAATATTTTCTTATCAACTTCTCTAGCTAATGCGTCAGATAATGATTTGATATAAGAACTTTCTAAATTAATAGTAGTTGAATTTATATCTTCATTTTTTATTCTGTCACTAGCATAAATCATTTCGATAGTAGCAGTTACTTTTTCTGCTGTACCACCAGAACCAGTGTATGCGTCTTTGTACATATTAAATCCAGTAGCACTATCCACACCAGATTCTCCTAATCTGTAGAATGTATGTGTATTAGCACCTTTTACTGTAGCCTTTTGTCCATAACCTAATAATAGATTTCCTTTTTCTTCTTTTAATTTTTGTAGCATAACAGCTTCAAATTGAGCCTGTTTTGCGGCAGTTACATTATATGCCATTCTCCTTTTCACCCCTTACGAACATATGTATACGGATTATATATACATAGCCCTTTCTTATTTTTTTTATTTATTTATTTTAAAACATTGAACAACTCATCAAATTCTTCTAATGATTGACTTCCAATCATACCCCTTAACTTATTTATTTGCTCAAGTGTTTGTTCTTTTGTAACACTTGGCTGTTTACTTAACCAATCGCTATAAAATTGCATTGCTTGTAATGGTTGTATTTGCATTTTATTTTGAACTCCATTTACTATTTTTGGCTCTTGAGTTCTCACCCCATTATTCTTCATACTTCCATTATAAAGTGCATTTAATACTTTGATTGATGTAGGGTCAGTAAACATTCCATTTAGCAATTCATTAGTTAGAATATCTGAGTTGACATTTGCTTTAACCCAATTTAATAAAGGTTGGATATTCATAATTTCGCTTCTTGATAAATTAGCTTCAAGATTAGCTTTTATTTCTGCTGGCGACATAGGTTCATTTCCATATTCACCTTTACCTTGCATTTCTGCAATTGCAGCATTATATCCTTCTTGATATTGTTCTAATGAATTTGTAAAATATTCTTTTATTTGCTCATCATTATAACCATATCCTTTTAACCTTTTAACTTCTTGTAATACTTCTTCTCTGCTTTCTGGTGTTTCAAAATCTAACAGTTCTTGAAAATCACCCAAATCTACTCCATTGAATTTAGTCCCTTCAATTCCTAAACCTTCCAACATTTCATCTATTCCATCTTGTTGTCCTAATGTATCTAGTACATCATTTAGCAATGGATTTTGTTCATCTTCTGGATTAGGCTCAGTTTTGACTTCTTCACCAACATTAACTTCGGTATTGTTTTCAATAGGAACACCAAACTGATTTATAGCTTGTTTTGTTTCTTCTCCAATATTATCATCTGTATTTTCTAATAATGGATTTGATACATTACCAACTTTATCTTCTAAAGGTTTTTGCGAACCCATAGGAGTTTCAGTACCAGTTTGAGTTCCACTTACAACAGTGTTATTTAATTGTCCTTCCATTAATTACCCCCATAATTACTTTCTTGATATTTAGCTATTTGATATAAAAGCATATCTCCAAAATTTTGATAAACTAAAGGTTGACCATTGACCTTACAATCCATAACATATAAATTATATATAGTATTAGCCAATGCAATCAATTCGTTAAAATCATCATTAGTAGCGAATTGCTTTATCAAATTCAAATATTTGTCTTCGTATAATTTTATTCTTTTAGTTTCCATTCCCTTCTCTCTCATATAGTATTATATATTTTTTCTTAGTTCATTGTTTTTCCAAAATTTCCGACTAATTTATTGTATAGCTTGTAACATATCTTGTTCTTGTTGTGCTTGTTCCATAGCCATTCTCTCTTGTGCGTTTTGTATTTCTTGACCCCTTAAATCATTTCTTTGTTGGTCTATCGCCATTTGTTGCATTTGTTGTTGTTGCATTTGCATTTGTTGTTGTGCTTGTTGCATTTCTTCATCAGTCATTCTTATTTCTAAAGGAATACCTAAGTTGTCTTGGAAATATCTTAATGTCTTTTCAACTTTTAATCCAGCAGTTTGAGCCATTTGTATAACAGCACCAGATGTTTGTATATATGACATAACCTTTTCAACACTTTGTGCTTCTTGGTTTGTAGCCAAAGCATTTTTATAGTTAATTAATGTTATATCTAAATCTCCCAATTCAAATTCTATTTTCTTTTGATGTATTAAAATTCTCATTGGAATTAAAAAAGTAGGTGTTAAAAGTTCTCTTTCGATAAACTCAAACGCTCTACTCCATTTTTGTCTTAATGCTCTTAATCTTATCTCACTTTCTCCAGCACTTCTTCTCTTATATTCATCTATCTGTCCTAATGGATGAGATGTATATAATTCTCTAATTGCTTGTTTATATTCTTGTATATCTTTATCTAATGGTAGTAATGTTCCAACAGTCTGTATTGGTTCAACTCTTACTGCACCACTAAGTGAATTTTGCATAGGTGTCATTGTACCAGTATAGTTTACAGCTTTAGCTTCCAAAGATAACATTTGTGCCAATAATTTATCACCTTGAATAAATAAAGGTGGATTCAATAATTTTTCGGCAGATAATTCTCTTTGCTTTTTAGCATTTTCTAAATCTTTAAATATCTTTAATCCTAACATAGACAACCCTAACCCATTTGGATTGTTTCCTTCTTTATCCCATCTAAATATAACAATAGGACAATAATCTAATTCCTTTGTTAAAAGTTCTTCTTCCAAACTATCTGTAAACACTTGATACATAAACTTATTACCTAATGTATCTCCAACACTTAAATTTCCAGTACCACCTTGATTTTCTTCTATTGGTGTAATTACTTCAATAACAGAAAACATATCTTCATTAGGATTTTTGGCGTCCTTTGGTACTTTTATTTCATCTCCAAACATTAACTTTAATCCAACTGTATTAATATTTCTTACATACTTAAATACATAGTATGGTCTACCTAAACTATCTTCCCAATAATATAAGTCATCTAATGGAACATATTGAAATATAAAAGGCATAATAGGGTCAACCTTTTCGGTTACCCTATAAGCCCCAACTCCTATATTAACACATTCTTTTAAAGAACGTCCTATTTCAGAATAATAATTAGATTGGTTTAAATATGTATATGTAACATCTGTTATATCTTCCAACTGTTTATTTAATCTTTGTATATTGTCATTTGTTACCCAATCACTTTCATATCCATTGACAAGTTGATATAACTTTGCGTTCATTTCAACACTTGCCCACTTAGTTGTTCTACTAAATACAGATGACATAAGAAAAGATACAAGGTCATTTAAAGATGTAGGTATTAAGCTATCTATATAATTTGGTTTCAATTCTTTTGTTGTACTATCAGTTATTTGATAAGTTAAATCAGTATATTTTAATACTTCGTTGTAAATAGGTTTTACAGCTTCCTTAGCTTTTTTTGCCTTATCTAAATAAAATTGTATCGTATTTTTATCCATTTATTACCCCTTATTTTTTAGCCATCATTCTTTTTAATCTCTCTCTATAATCGTCCAAGTCACCACCATTACTTTGTGCATTACCTTGATTTCTTTTTATTTCTTCTTCATTAATTAGAACACCACTACCAGCATTTGCAGACCCACCATTATATTCTGTAGCTTTTTCTGTAATAGTTTTATCTTGGTCATCAAGATTATTCTTCATTTGCTCAGTTCTTCTTCTTTCTTCGGCAATTTGGTCTTCTTGTCTTTTCTTTCCAGCATTAATACTGTCTAATTCATTTTGTCTTTTTTCTGCTTCCATTCTCCATTCTTCTTCTCTTTCGGATTGTTCTTGTAATGCCTTAGCCATTTCCTTACCTTGTCTAAATGGAGATAATATACCTTTACCTATTTTTTCAATAGGTTTGAATAATCCCCTAATTGCACGTCTAAATCCCCTAAATCTAAATCTCATTGTTTCACCCCACTAATTAGGTTATCTCATTTGACCCCTTTCTTGTAATATTCTACTTAATCTTCTCTTGACATCATCATCATCTTTAACATCTCCATTTGGATTAACTTTACCAGAGAAATTAATATTTTGTTGATTTATTCCATATGAATTTTCTCCAGCACCTTGTCCTTCATTTTCATCTTGTGGTTGGTCAAATTTACCCCTTTCTCCAATAGCCATATTTAATGCGTCATATTTAGATTTTTCTGAATCTCTATTTAACTGTTCTTGTTTTAAGGCATTATCTCTTTCTTTAATAGTGTTTTCTAATCCACCATTTCTTTCCATCATACTTTTATATTGGTTCATTAATTCACCAAACTGTTTGTTTAAAGTATTGTATTGGTCTGTCATACTTTTATTGCTATTTTCTACAGCACTATATCTTTGTTGTAATTGACTGAATTGGTCTTGTAATGCTTGATATTGACTTGGGTCTATACCTTGATAACTATTATCTCCACCACCATCTGATGATTTCTTAGTACCTAATACCCCAGAAAGACTACCACTAACACTTCTCCCTATTCTACCAATACTTCTTGTTGCTCTCCTAAATGCTCTTCTAAATCCCATCATTTCACCCCTATTTAATTTTTAATTTCTTTAATAACACTACTATAATTTAATACTTTAATAAGATAACTTTGTAATTCTTCTGCAATATTCCAATATTTATATGGTGTAAAATATTTTGATATACAAAATACAACAGCGTCATATTCTGGTATTAAGTCTATATCTTTATTTGTCAAATCTTTCCAACTATAATGAATATATTGTATTGGACTATCAAAACACATTTCACTTCCATCTTGGTGAATCCACAAATAAGAATAAATTAAATTATCTTTTCTAGCATACTTAACCCAATTTTCTATATTTAGCTTACTATCGTCTTGTTGATATGTTATATCGTGATGATAATCTATGTTCGTGCAACTTACGTCAACACAACCCCAAGACTTCATAATATGATATATTTCATCGTGTTCTTGTATAATACAAAATCTTTTAACATTATCACATTTCTTTTTTATCAATTCCTTAACCCATAATAAAGCTTGTTCATCTACAACAAAATCTTTTTGGTATCTCATCTTTGCAATATCCCAAGCTAAACTAGGATTTTCTATTTCATCATCTACAAATTGTTGATACTCAATTAAGTCTTTCATAAAAAAATCTATGTCAATAGTTAATACATTTTTTATCATTTTATTTCACTCTCCTACTATTTAGTAAATATAACTCCACTTTCATAACTATGTGCTTTCCTATATTTTTCGTATAAGAAGTATATAGCTAAATATTCTAAACTGTCTGCGTCATTGGAAGCACTATAGCCACTTCCGTGTTTTTGTACTAATATTGTTTCACCAGTAACAGCAGTTTTCCATTCATATGATTTTAATATATCAGTAAACTGTCTTACTTCCATACTATTTACAAATTGAATATCTCCACTTTCAATTCCAGTTCTAGTTATTTCTATCGCTCTTAATACAGATATATGATTTAATACTGTTACTTTAAATCCAGCTGCACGATATACTTCACTTCTACTAGCCAAATATCTAATATAATCCATTTGACTTCCACCATCTTGTGGTAGTATAATTTCTATCATTTGTTGTGGTATTCTATATCTCATACAGAATTGCTTAATATAATCAATATAATATTGTGTTGGTTTCTCTCTATTTCTATGTTGATGTATAACTTTAATTTTATTATCTTCATCAAATATAGCAAATGTCATAGCCGTATTATCTGATACTCCTAAGTCAAATGAAATAAATATTGGCTTATGTTCAATAATTGGCATATCAATCCATTGTGCCTTTTTAAGTGATTTACCATAAATAGACAATTCATTAAATGCAGTCATATCACACATATATTCAGAAGCAAATTGTTCTTCCGACATCAATGTTTTAATTGTTTCTAATTCTTCATCTGTATATATTCTACTTCCATCATTGTCTATTGCGTCATATGCTGTAACAACAGATTTAATTATATCTGCTTCTGGATTAAGAAATTTTTTATTAAACCAACTATTTAATCTTGGTGTTGATATACATATGATTTCCCCATTAACCTTTCTTGTAGATGGTAATAAATAATCAAATGTACTTTCTTTAACCATTGCAGCTTCTGATATAATAAGCATATTTAGGTTACTTCCGACAATGCTCTCAGCGTCATCGCCGTAAATATCTATGATTGAGCCATTTTTAAATTTAATACTACCATCATTAAAATAAAGATTTCCAGTTTTAGTTGTCTTAATTACTTGTGGGTCAACTACGCTTTCTATCCACCTTTGACCATCTATTGTAATACCTTCTAATATATTTTTTCTCCCTTGTTTAGCAGTTGGGAAAATGTACATAACTCTAAAATTTGGATTATTAATACATTTCTCAACAGCACGAGAAAACGCCCACTGGTCTTTACCACCATTTATACCGTAGCTTTCGCTATACTTTAACATTAATTTAATAATCGGATTAGACTATCCCTTGTGTCCTAAAACACCGAATATTATAGTCGTTGAAGCTTTACTCAAAATAATTTATAAGATAAATGATTTGCACAATTTGTTATAACTTTCTCACTTACTCCAAATTTTTCAGCAAGTTGTTTTGTATTAGATTTCCATATTTTCCCTTCTCTCCATCTTTTTTGATGATTTCTAATATATTCAACATCTTCTTTTGATAATTTAGACATACTTGGTTTAATAGAGTTTTTTCTATCTTGATTTTCTCTTGGAGTAACCCATTCTAAATTATTTATATAGTTATGAGTTAAGTTCATATCTATATGGTCTACTTGTGTTTTATTCATTTTATCATCATTTTCAACAAAAGCTAATGCAACCAACTTATGAATATATGGTCTAATACATTCTTTGTAATTCCTTTCATAACATAACTTCATTTGATAATATCCTTTTTTATTTATATTTGGTTTTGTTATAAGTATTTTCCCATTTGTTTTTAATATAATAATTTTACCACAAGTTGTTATATAATACTTTTTATCAACTAATTCAAATCCTTCAATATCTTTTATTCTTTTCATTATTTTATCTCCTTTAATTATTTTAAATACTTGCCTGCTGATTGCCCAATATAAATCATTTTCAAACATTCACACTTATAGTTTCCCATTATGTTGTAGTTGATTTATCTCTAAGGGTTTTCCAGCAATTTAATTCGTTTAAAGACGGCTAGGTTATATGTAGGTCAACCGTCTACACCAGCTAATAAATACAGGTCTTACAATTCCATCTTTACTATTTTCTTCTATTAACTTATCTAAATCTCTTTGATATGGTCTAGGTACAAATCTCATTGGGTTAAATGTTTTCTTCCTTTCAGTAGCATAAAGTGTCATTAATACATTACCCATATTAAGTTGTTTTACAGCCACATCAATCACCTTCTTTTAATTCAACAACATTAACATTTGAATTATTAACATTGGCGACTCTCAACTTAGTTATCTCATCATTTGCCATTTTAAATGTTTGTGTTAAAATAG